GATCAGGAAGACCTGAACAAATCTATCCAGATACTTCGGATATATTGACTAAGACTACAAAAGATCAAATGGGTAAAGATAGATTACCAAATGGTAATTACATCCTTACGGTTGGTCAACATTTTGTGATCATATTAGATAGCAATGGTACTACAGAAACTGCTTTAATATCTATGAGTTCATCTCAAGGTAAAGTTAGCAGAAAATGGAATGCCATGATGATGCAAATTACTTTGGAAGGTAAAAATGGTTTATACACTCCACCATCATTTAGTCATATTTACAAACTTAATACCGTATTGAATTCTGGAAAAGGAAATCAATGGTATGGATACAACATTACAAAAGTTGGTCCTGTAAATGATCCTGCTATGTATGAAAGAGCAAAACAATTCTATCAAAGCTTAGCAAACAAGTAAAAACTGTTAACTGGGGTGATAGAGATATCACCCCAAACATGAGAGTGGAAAATGTTAGAAAGATTCAAAGAGGTATTTGCTGGCTTACAAACAGCATACGGTCAAACAAAAATTACAGATGAATTATCTGAAAATGGAAAACATGAAGCTAAATCTTTTACTAAAAAAGAACCAGTAACTGATTTACTTTGGCAAAAACATTTAAATGGCGATGAACCAGCATTAGGAATAGTTCCAATAAGAGAAGATAATAGATGTAAATGGGGATGTATTGATATTGATACTTATCCATTTGATCACAAAGCTTTTATAAAAAAAATTAGAGATAAAGATATACCTATGATTTTGTTTAGATCAAAATCAGGTGGAGCCCATGTATTTTTATTTACAAAAGAATTTGTTGCAGCAAGTTTAATGAGAGAAAGATTAAAAAAGATTGCAGGTATATTAGGATATGCAAAAACAGAGATATTCCCAAAACAAGATTATATTAGAGCAGATAGAGGCGATACTGGAAGTTTTTTAAATGTTCCTTATCATGGAAGTGATAAATCAGTTAGATATGCATTTAACGATAATGGAGAACCTTTAAATTTAGAAGAATTTTTTAAGCTATATGACAAATATTCTTTGACTGAAAAAGAATTATTTAATTTAAAAATTTCTGAAACAAATGATTCCGATGATTTATTAAAGGGAGCTCCTCCTTGTTTACAAGCAATATTAAAAGATGGAATGTCTCAAGGCGGAAGAAATACTATGATGTATAACATAGGCGTATATTTAAAGAAAAGATTTCCTAGTGAATGGCAAACAAAGATGCATTTATATGATCAACAATATATGAAACCTTCTTTAGGTCATTCTGAAATAGAAAGTTTAATAGGCTCAGTATCTAAAAAAGATTATCAATATCAATGTAAATTAAGTCCTTTAATTGATTTTTGTAATGCCAAGATATGTTCTAAGAGAGAATTTGGTGTTGGGGATGATGTTCCTCCTCCAGAAATAACAGGTCTTAGTAAATATCCATCAGATCCTCCCATATATTTTGTAACTATAGATGGCGAAAGTGTTGAAGTAGATAATGCAACATTACATGATCATGAGAAATTTTCTATGGCATGTATGGATCAAATATCTATGCCAATGCTTCCAATTGGAAAAATCGTATGGAGAAAATTATTAAGAACATTGTTTGCTAAATTACATACATTAGATGCTCCTGAATCATCTAAGATAGATGTTCAAATTAAAGATTTACTTGCTGACTTTATAAATAAAGCACCTGGTAAAAAAATCGATGATTTAAAAAGAGGTTTACCATTTACAGAAGATGGATCTACTCATTTTAAATTTACTGATTTTTGGAAGTATCTACAAAGATCTAAATCATGGACTTTGCAAAAACAAAGAACTTTAAGATTATTGGATGATCTATTTGGAGCTAAAGAAGAAATAGTTAAAATAGATAAGAAATCTTTTAGAGCCATGAAAATGGAAACTATTAAGTTAGAGAAACCAAATACTAGAACAAGTAAAATGAAGGAGCCTGCATTTAAATGAAGCGAGTAATAATTCCAGGTCCTCCAGGAACAGGGAAAACATATCACTTAACTAATCACTATTTAAGAAAGGAGATTGAAGAATATAAAACTCCGAATAATAAGATTGCATATATTACATTTAGTAATGCAGCTGCGGATGAAGCTAAAAAAAGAATAGGAGCAATGTTTCCTAAATTTGATGTTAAAAAAGATTTTCCATATGTATCTACAATGCACACATTAGGAACTAGACAATTAAACATAGACACTAATACACAATTATTAAAAGACGATAAATGGAATGCATTTAAAAACTTCTCACAAATATGTAGAGATATGTCTTTTGAATCTTTCATAAGTGATTCTGGAGTACCTCAATATAAGAATCAACACATGAAGATTATTGAATACGCAAGAGCTAAAAATATTTCAATTAATGAAGCTGCAATACAATTAGATCTACATCACTTTGTGGATGTATGGTTAACTGAACAAATAGATGCAGATTTAAAAACATATAAAGAACAAACAGGGATGGTTGAATTCTCTGATATGATTAAACAGTTTATTGAGAAAGATAAGTGTCCCCCACTCAACGCTGTCTTTCTTGATGAAGCACAAGATCTGAATCCTCTGCAATGGGATATGTTCTTTTACATTGAATCAAAATGTGAAAGATCTTTCATTGCAGGGGATGATGATCAAACAATATATACATTTCAAGGTGCTTCTGAAGATATATTTATAAATTTAAAAGGTGAAATGGATCCACGAATTGAATCAAGAAGGGTTCCAAGAGCAGTTCATAAAGTAGCATTAAGTATTTTAGACAACATAGATAATAGAATGATTAAAACATGGTTGCCAAGAGATGCTGAAGGAAGTGTTAGTTGGGATCAATCAATTGATAACTTAAATTTTAGTTCTGGTAACTGGATGATTTTAGCTAGAACTAATAGAATGTTATATCCAATAAGAGATTTCTTAACTTCTTTAAACCTAAGATTTGATAGTAAAATCAATGACTTATTGCCAAATTCACTATTAGAAGCATATAGAATTTGGAAGAGATTAAATGATGGTGCAACTGTTGGTTCTGAAGAAGCTAAAACAATTTATAAATATTTAACTGTTAAAGATAAATTAGTTAAATATGGTTATGGTACAGGTAAATCATTAGATGCTGTAGACTATGTTGATATTGATGATCTAATGTTAGATCACGGGTTACTAGTGTCGGGCAGCTGGGAACAATTAAATATTGAAGATCAAAGTAAGTTATACATAAAATCATTATTAGATAATGGGGATGATTTATTTAGTAAACCTAGAATTAAAGTATCCACAATACATAGTGTGAAAGGTGAAGAATGCGACAATGTTGTTTTATTCACTGATCTTGAGAAAGTAATATATGATTCAGCATTAAAAAATTCTGATCCTGAACATAGATTATTTTTTGTGGGTGTAACCAGAACAAAGGAGAATCTATATATTATGCAACCAACTGAAGAATTTCACTACAACATAGGAGATCCAATATTATGAGTAATAAAGTATTTTTTAAACAAGTAGGTGGATCACATTACAAAAAATATAAAATACAACCTTCTAGATTTATCAATGATAATAAGATACTGTTTGCTGAAGGTAATGCAATTAAATATATTTGCAGGCATCAAGACAAAGGTGGCAGGCAAGATTTAGAAAAAGCAATTCATTACATACAAATGATTTTAGAAAGAGATTATAATAATGAGAGGAAATAAAATGGCAGTATTTGATATAGGGTTATTTACAGTATTGTGTATATATTGTTTTTTAATAATGGTAATATAAATGATGTTTGAAGCCCAGAAAGAATGGATCTGTCCAGAAAGTTTTCCTGATTTAAAAGGATACAAATATATTGCAATAGATTTGGAAACTAAAGATCCTGATCTTAAAGCAAGAGGATCAGGTGCAATCATAGGTAATGGTAATATTGTAGGTATCGCTGTAGCTGTTGATGGTTGGTCAGGTTATTATCCTATTGCTCATGAAGGTGGTGGTAATTTAGAAAAAGATAAAGTTATGGATTGGATTAAAGATGTATGTTCTTCTAATTCAGTAAAACTATTTCACAATGCAATGTATGACGTGTGCTGGCTTCGAGCATCGGGAGTTCAAATCAATGGACACATTGTAGATACAATGGTTATGGCATCATTAATTGATGAAAATAGATTATCTTATACATTAAATAGTATTTCATATGAATTTTTAGGCGAAGTAAAAGATGAGAAAGCTTTAACAGAAGCTGCACAATCTTGGGGAATAGACCCTAAATCTGAAATGTATAAACTTCCTGCTATGTATGTTGGATCTTATGCAGAAAAAGATGCAGTATTAACTTTAGAATTATTTAAAGTTTTATCAAGAGAAATTCAAAAACAAAGTTTACAAAATGTATTTGATTTAGAAACACAATTGTTTCCATGTTTATTAGATATGAAATTTAAAGGAGTCCGAGTCGATATAGAAAAAGCAAAACTCCTGAAACAGCAATTAACAAACCAAGAGCAAGAAATATTATTAAAAGTAAAACAAGAAACAGGGATAGAACCCCAGATTTGGGCTGCAAGATCAATTGCCACAGTTTTTGATAAACTTGGTTTACATTACGAAAGAACTGATAAATCACATGCACCATCCTTTACAAAGAATTTTTTATCTGAACACAAACACCCTATAGTTCAAATGATTGCGAAAGCAAGAGAAATAAATAAAGCACATACAACTTTTATAGATACAATTTTAAAATTTACTCATAAAGGAAGAATACATGCTGACATTAATCCAATTAGATCAGATCAAGGTGGAACTGTAACAGGTAGATTCTCTTATGCTAATCCTAATCTACAACAGATTCCAGCTAGGAATAAAGAATTAGGTCCTATGATTAGATCATTATTCTTACCAGAAGTTGATCATAAGTGGGGATGTTTTGACTATTCACAGCAAGAACCAAGACTAGTTGTGCATTACGCAGCTACAACTGAACCTATTTGTTTTGATGAATCAGTTACAAAAATAGTAGATGAATTTAAAAATAACTCTGTAGACTTCCATAAAACAGTTGCTGATATGGCTGGAATATCCAGAACACAAGCTAAAACAATTAATCTTGGATTATTCTATGGAATGGGTAAAGCAAAATTACAAGCTGAACTTGGATTAAATACAAAGGCAGAAGCTGAAAAATTATTTAATCAATATCATGATAACGTTCCATTCGTAAAAGAATTAATGAATAAGACATCTCAATTTGCACAGACATCAGGTTCTATTGGAACATTATTAGGTCGTCGTTGTAGATTTAATAAATGGGAACCAGCTACATTTGGTATGCATACACCAATGACATTTGAAGAAGCGGAGAGAACTTATGGACGTGGAAGAATTAGAAGAGCAATGACATACAAAGCATTAAATAAATTGATACAAGGTTCTGCAGCTGATATGACAAAGAAAGCAATGTTAGATTTGTATAATGAAGGAATTATTCCACATATTCAAATACACGATGAATTAGATATTTCTGTTATAGATGACAATCATGCAAAAAAGATTGTTGAAATAATGGAGAACGCCGTTACTTTGGCAATCCCAAACAAAGTAGATTACGAAAGCGGTGAAACTTGGGGAGATATATATGGTTGATTATGGCATATTTAAATGCAAATATACCTCCAATCTACTGTAAAATAAGGAGAGAATATTTATATGACTTACGAGAACATCAAGGAGAAACTGAAGACTGCGTGGTTTTTGCTTTGGGGAGTATTAGCGGGCGTGCAACGTTGTTTCATTGTTTACTTAGCAACGGTGCGATCTATTGGAGACTTCCTATCTCTGCTTTTGTTCAAAGAGGAAGCGGCAATACTTTGTATCAAG